GGACAATTATACCACGATTGTCACTTCTCCGGGTGGTCAATCCCCGGCATTTTACGAGCTGGAAGCTGCTGTAGTTGTTGACGTCATTCTGGACGAGAATCATCCGTATCTGACCAAAAACAAGATCTCCATGGTACCCGATGATCACCAGAAAGATTTTCAGGGCAAGCCATCTTTACCCACCGATGTCGACTATTCCTATATCGGTCGAGTATTAGTCAGACCACTTAGTTCCTATCAGCGTGTAGAGAAAGAGAAGTTGGTGTGGGCTATTCCCATGGAGTCCAATCTCTCTGAGTATCCCGTAATCAATGAAGTGGTGGTGGTTGGCAAATACCTGGGTAAGTACTTTTACAGCAGGAAACTCAACTCGTTCAATCTGCCCAATGCCAATCCGGATTTCTCACTGGAGCGTACCTATGGTGAAGCCGGATCTACTACTGAAAATGGATCTTCTCAGGTGGGCAATCGGGAAATGTATGACCCAGTTACGGAATATCGTGGCCCCGTTTCCTCCATGGCATCGGAAGATCGACCAGGTACTCAGGGTGTTAGTGGAAGATATTTTTGGGTCAATGGCAACGTCCGATCATTGAAGCGTCATGAAGGCGACACCATAGTAGAAAGTAGATTTGGTCAGTCCATACGATTTGGCGCTTACGACGAGGTTAGAGATAATGACGTGGGTGATAAGCAATATCCCGATTACTGTGGTCAGGATAACAAGAATGGTGCTGGAACGAATTCGTGGAATGGTCTTCCTGTTGGTGGTGGCAACCCGATGATATTGATACGCAACAGGCAACGCCCACTACTCAAGGAAGGTGAAAAACGAACCATCTACGACAAAATACCACCACTGGTTGGTACCCTACAGGAAAAAAATGCTGGTGGATACGTGCTGGAGAATATCAACTATGACGGGTCCTCTATCCATATTACCTGTGGGTTAACCATTAGCCAGTTCAAAACCACCTGCTTCAAGTCGATGTTTCAATCCGGAATGGAGGAGCAGAAGAACTATTCTCCAAGTGGAGCTACCAACTTCGTTTATCCGTCAGATCCAAAGGGAGACCAAATCGTGGTAAACAGTGATAGGCTGGTGTTATCGTCCAGATCCGCCGAGACATTCCACTTTTCCAAGAAGAGGTACGCCATCGTAACCGACTCGGAGTATACCGTAGACGCGCATGACCAGATCGTGATGAACACCAATAATAAGGTTGTTCTCAATTCCCCTGCTATTTATCTGGGACAGTACGACACTACAGATGAACCGGTGTTGTTGGGTCAGACAAGTATAAACTGGCTCTATGACCTCTGTGAGTGGTTGAAGGACCATACTCATTGGCACAAACACGGGCATGTTAAGGATGGGGCTGGACGAGCTGTGCCAGACAAAACACAGTTCCCAGTGGAGGTACCGCAATTGACTGTGCTACAATCTAAACTACCTACGTTGTTGAGCCGAAGGGTATTCGTCACCGGTGGGGGATTTGCTCCCGGATCCAATGGTGGGTCCATACCGAACGGAAGACCACCCACATCCATATCCGTAGGGTCGGGGGAAGGCGTACCAGGAGGCTGGAAAGCCAAGAACAATCGATAACATCAACACACATACTACACCATGAAGAAAACCGATTTCGTGAACGTAATCAGGAAGCTCGTCAGAGACGAGGTACAGAAAATAGTTAAGCCACTTATCGTCGAGGAGATGAACAAACAGATGGCTAGATTGCTGGCGGAAGTCATTCAGAACAAGCCGTCAACTGCCTCTGGTAATAATGGGCATAGCTCAGTAATAGTCGAGACGCCACAACCAAAACCTAACCGACCTATGCTACGAACCGGTAATTCTGCTCTGGATGAGGCGTTGAACAGCACCAATGGTAGAATAGTTCCGGAAGGCAATCCGGGTGGTGTATCCATGCTGAGTGAGATTTCCAAGATCGGTGAGTCGGAGGGTATAGACATTGCCGAGTTCCTGAAGCCAAAACCAAGGGAGTTCGAAATCGACAATTCATCCAATCTGAACATGCTCAAGAGCATAGTAGGTGCTGGTAGCGTTGAGGAGGTGCCTTCTGTACTGGATCTACCGGATGAAATCAATCCATTGGCTAGCGTCATGAAACAGGATTTTAGGTCCAAGATGAGGGCTATCAACGAGAAAGCCAAGAGCGTTAGCAGTGGCAACCTACTAAATGCTATGGTTGGTTCGATGCCGGGGCCTTCATCGTCTGGTAAAGGTAAACAGTTAAGGTCTGGTCCAATCAACGAGGCAATAGAATAATATGCCAACCTCCGTCGACATCTCCACTCCACTTGGGTTATCCCTTCCACTTAGATTGGGGGATCGTGGGTATTTTGAGCAGAACTACGACACGTTCTCTCAGGTGAGGACTAATATCATCAACCTACTGAGAACCAGACCGGGTGAAAGAAGAATGGCACCTACATTCGGCTGCCGGATACACACTATGGTGTTTGAGCCCAACATTGAAGTTCTACCATCGATCATCGAGAACATCATACGGGAAGACGTGTCAAACTGGATATCTGGTGGTCAGGTACTGGATGTTTCCGTCAATGTGTCGAAAAGCGATGAAAGTACGAGCAACCTGGATATTTATAGGCTGGATATACTGGTTCGTTTCCGGGTTAGTATGACCGGTCAAACCGATGTGGTCGGAATAAGCATCGACAAAGGGCTTATTTGACAGATAACTATAGTGGAGCGGGATCCAGACAAGGAACAATGAAATGCCGAACGTAACCCAGAAGTCATTCTTACCGAACAGACGTGATGTAAGGTACTTGAACCGAGACTTTTCGCAGAACAAAGAGGCTCTCATCAATCTTGCCAAGGTCTACTATCCAAGTTCCTACAACGACTTTTCAGAGGGTTCTCCAGGCATGATGTTCATCGATATGGCGTCTTACATTGGTGACGTCCTATCATTCTACACCGACCAAGCCTTCAAGGAGGGCGTATTAGATGAAGCCACTGATCGTAGAAACGTCATTTCCCTGGTTAATCAACTTGGCTACAAGGTAAAGCCAACTCGATCTGCCACCACCACTCTGGACATATACCAACTGATTCCGGCTAAGGAAGACACTGATGGTGAGTATATCCCGGATAATGACTATGCTCTGTCCATCAGGGAGGGTATGGTGGTATCCAATAATAGAGGATCCACTTACATCACGGATGAACCAGTCAATTTTGCCGTGGACTCTGCGCTATCTCCATTGACCTATACGGTGTATTCTCGTGATTCCTCTGGTTTGCCTCAATTCTTCCTGCTTCGAAAGTCAGCCAAGGCAACTGCTGGTCAATATGTGGTTAGAACCTACACTATGACCACACCCACATCGTTCCAGAAGATATATCTGGAGGAGTCCAACGTACTGAAGGTGGATAGTGTGTACGATTCGGATAATAACCGCTGGCATGAAGTGGATTACTTGGCACAAGAGCTGGTTCAGACCTCCACTCCCAATGAGCCAGAGTTTGAGGGTGAGCTTAACCAGTACAACAACGACGTGCCCTACTTGGTATCCTACCTCCGTACCTCCAGAAGGTTTACCATCAATGTGGATGAGAACAATTTAACCTATCTCCAATTCGGATCCGGTATCGAGTCGTTCGAGGATGAAGTGGTAAATCTTAGTCCATCAGCTATTGGGACTGGATTGTCCAATCTGAGCAAATTCTATGTTCCGTACGATCCGAACAATTTTCTGTCCAATCAATCCTATGGGCTGGCGCCTTCCAACACTACTCTCACGGTCAAGTATATTGTGGGTGGTGGGCTGAACTCCAATTCTCCATCCAATGATATCCGCAATATTGTATCCGTGGATTACGACAACTCTACGGAGGGAATAACCAGTGACCAGGAGTCGCTGCTCAATCTAGTCAAAAACTCCCTTAAGGTAGACAACAGTGTACCAGCAACGGGTGGCAAGGATACTGAGTCACTCGATGAGATCAAGGAGAACGCCAAGTCATTTTTTGCGGCACAAAACCGATCCGTCACCAAGGAAGATTATCTGACCAGAATATATGCCATGCCAGGCAGATTTGGTATTGTGGCTAAGGCTTACGTCAAGACCAACAACTCGATCAAGACCAGCGTACGCCAAACTTCTACTGGGCTGGTGGGTCCAAATAATACAGCTACAGTAGCAAATAACAGCAACGAGTCCTATTTTCGCAGGATCAACTATGATGTAGCCAATCCGTTTGCCATCAACCTGTACGTACTGTCCTACAACTCGGATAAGCAACTGATAACAGCCAATGATGCTTTGGTCACCAACATCATCAAGTACCTGAAATCGTATCGGATGATGACAGATGGAGTAAATATCATCGATGGCTACGTCATCAACATTGGCGTGGAGTTTTCCGTCATCGTCTACAAGGGGTTCAACAAAAAGGACGTGCTCAAGAACACATTAACAGCGGTCAAGGACTTTTTCGACATCGATAGCTGGAGCTTTCAGCAGCCAATAAACTTGAGCCAGCTTCAACTGGAGATTGCCAAGGTGGAAGGCGTTCAATCGGTGGTTAACGTGGATATCAAGAACCTGACGGTACGAGATGGGGATTAT